AACACTGTTCTTGGTTTCGAAACGGCATCGGCATCTGATACATTTACAATGGATGGTACTACCACCGGTGGTGTTAGCATTGGTGACTGGATTGAGTTAGTTGATATTGCTTCTAACCAATGGGCGGTCTCAGGCCAAACAACTAGTTCTGGTACTGAAGCTACCCCGTGGACTGCTGCAGTTAGCTAAAATTGGGTTAGATAAAAAAATAAGTTTTAAACTTTCCCCCCTTCCCATTCGGGTTGGGGGGTTTTTATTTGAAACCTTACTCATTCAAAAATTACCCCCGCCAATTTTTTGAGATTTTTAGTTTTTCTACAAAAGTTTACTATTTATAAAAGGACCAATTCTAAAAGGAGACCATTATGGGTAAGAAAAGAAGAGCATTGTCTGCACCTCAAAAATTTAAGGCAAAGTACCGCGCCATTAAAGGCACAAACTCTAATACAAGCACAGCTACTACAGAAAATTCTGTGGCTGCAACACGATTAGCAGAAGCACAAGTGGCGGAAACTGTAGAGCCTCCGACACAGGAAGCTGTTACTGAAACTGTGGAAGCGACCCCTGTAGAAACGACTGAGACTCCAACCCTTGAGTCACCTACAACCACTACTACGACAAAGAAAACGACAGCAAGACCGAAGGCCCGAAAGACGACACCACGCACGACTAAAGCGACTACTGCTAAGTCTACGACAACTCGCACTCGCCGCACAACTGCAAAGCTTACTGATTCTACTGAAGCTGAGTAAAACAAGCCGGTTTCTATATTTCCCGACTACTTATGCTTAGGAGGAACTATGCATGGCTATACCTACTCTTACGCCTACCAGTAACACCAGCGCTTCTAGGCTTCCCGCAACGGGTACTTTAGGCGATGTTGCTGCTGTTTTACCGTTTGGAATATATTCGTCAGAATCCGACTTTATTTCCGGCGCTGTGGATCAAGTGGCTTACACATACAAAAAGCTTGGTGGCGACATATTAGATATTGAACTTAAAGCCGCCAACGTCTACGCCAACTATGAAGAAGCAGTATTAGAGTATTCGTATATAATTAATAGCCATCAGGCTAGAAATGTACTGTCTGATGTCTTGGGTGCGACAACTGGTACTTTTGATCACGATGGAAATCTCAAATCTGGCCCCACTGGCGCAAATTTAAAATTCCCAAGATTCGAATATGCATACTCCAAGAGAATCGCGGACGCAGCCTCAACAGAAGCTGGCATTGGTGGGATTCTAACGGAATATTCAGCTAGTTTCCAACTATCCGATGGTCAACAAGACTATGATTTACAGACTTTACTGTCAGAATCGGCCGACGATTCAGATTCAGCGTTCAACGGATTGATCGGAGACAACAAAGTTCAAGTTCGACGTATTTATTACACTTCACCCAGAGCGATGTGGAGATTTTATGGGTATTACGGTGGTGTTAGCGTAGTTGGCAACATGAATACTTATGGTCAATTTGCAGATGACTCTACTTTTGAGATCATCCCGACTTGGCAAAACAAAATGCAAGCAGTCCAGTACGAAGACTCCATCTATACTAGAACCTCGCATTATTCATATGAAATTATTAACAACAAATTAAGGTTGTACCCCGTACCTACGACAGACTTTGGCCCCAGTAAAATGTGGGTTGCATTTACTGTCAAAAAAGATGTATTTGAAGAATATTCTGACAGAAAGACGGGTATTGAGGGAGTCAACAATCTGAACACGGTGCCTTTTGATAACATTCCTTATGCAAACATTAATGCGATTGGTAAGCAATGGATCCGCCGATTTGCGCTAGCTCTGTCTAAAGAGACTTTATCTCAAGTTCGTGGCAAGTTTCAGACCGTTCCGATACCCGGCGAAACAGTAACCTTGAACGCATCAACTCTGGCATCTGAAGCTTCGCAAGAACAACAAAAACTAAGAGACGAATTAAAACAATTGCTTGACCAGTTGACTTATACTGCTCTTATGGAAGATGATGCCAAGATCTCGGAGGCTGCTGGTAGGGTAAATGCCACTGTTCCAATGAAAATATTTGTGGGGTAACTGAATGGCCGATAATGATAACAAATGGGAACAACCAGAAGCTCCACCACCGCCACTTTTTACTGGCAAAAAAGAAAGAGATCTAGTAAAACAAGTTAACGATGAGTTGATAGAAAGAGTCATCGGACAGACGGTTATATATTACCCAATTGACATAGAACACACCCAGTTTCATGATCTATATGGAGAAGCGCTCAGAAAATCGTTTCTACCACCAGTCCGAGTGTACGCCTTGGTAGAATTCGATGGGATCATGACAGAGTACAACCCCTCAGTTGGTCTTGATAAAACATCGAGTATAACTGTGCATTTTCACAAAAGAAGATTAACAGAAGATCAGGATTTGTATGTCCGCGAAGGAGACTTCTTGCTTTACGGAGATATATATTACGAGATAGTGACACTTTCAGAGCCAAAACAATTGTTTGGACAAATCGATCATAGAATTGAGATTTCTGCTAAGTGCATCCGCGCAAGAGAGGGTACATTCGATGGCAGCTAAATTTATAACTCCCAAGGGAGTCAGAAGATCAATTGACCTTGATACGGATTATAAAGAACCACAAGAGATTGAATTTATGATGGCCCCATCGACCCTAGAAACAGTCGACCGCGCTTTCTTTGGTTACGTCGATGACAAAATCGACGCGTATACCTCCACAGGCGAAACGTTTAAGAAAGTTCCAGTCATCTGGCAATCCGCCGAGCGCTCATTCCAGATTAAAAATGACAAAGACTTGAGAGACAAGGATGGCAAGATCAGACTTCCCGTTATTTCAATTGAGAGGACGTCTGTTACAAAAGATCCAACCCAACATGGAAAATTAACCGCTACTTTGGCCCCACTGGAAACAGCAAATGGAGGCAGCTGGATGGTTGCCCGCCGAATTAATCACGAAAAAACAGCCCTTTTTGCTTCTAGCAATTCAATACGCAAAACAGGTGGCGATCTTGGCGTACAGCAATTTAAAGACACCAACTCTTCTAAGGCTCAAGAATTTTTTCCAACAGAAAACAAACAAATAGTGTACGAATCAATCTCCGTACCTATGCCAGTATATGTGAACATCAACTATTCCGTTACTATTAAAACTTTGTATCAGCAGCACATAAACGAAGTGTTGATGCCATTTATAACCAAAACTGGCAACTGGAATCATGTCGAGATCGGGTATGACAGCCATATTTACGAGGCTTTTTTGCCCACTGAATTCGGCGCCAATAACAATGTGTCAGATCTTGGCGAAGAGGAAAGATTATTCGAAACAAAGTTCGATGTAAGAGTTCTTGCCTACTTAATAGGGCAGGGCGTCAATCAAGAAGGCCCAGAGCAGGGCGTTCGAGAGAATATTGTTAAGATTCGGCTACCCCGAGAGCAGGTTATTTTTGAAGACCCCCACCCCCGAGCATATAAGGACCAATTTTATAAAGAGTAAAATGGAGATTCAGCCAAACGGCTACTATTTATTATACGACAAGGCTCGATATGTGCAATACACATTGAATGAAGAATTTTTAGTTTTAAGGAGTTAAACAAATATGTCTGTAAAGAAGTATAAATTCGTCTCCCCCGGTATTTTTATCAAGGAGGTCGATCAGTCATTTAGAACACCAGCCGCCCCGCAAGTCGGACCGGTGATTATTGGGCGGACCAGAATGGGTCCAGCCATGCGCCCTGTGAGGGTAGAATCTTTTGGAGATTTCGTAAAAACGTTTGGAAATCCAGTTTCTGGCTTCCAAGGTGGAGATCTATGGAGAGATGGTAACCTCGGAGGACCAACGTATGCAGCCTATGCCGCGCAAGCTTACTTAGCTGCCCGCGTAGGACCCGTAACCGTGATGCGCCTTTTGGGTGTTGAGCACGCCAACAAGCAGACAGCCGGCGTTGCAGGTTGGACCACAGACAATGCTCACCACACAGCAAATGCTCAGAACGGTGGTGCATACGGTTTATTCTTGTTTAACTCTAGTTCAGGTGGTACACCAACAGACCCCGGCTCCGACGACGGCGCCGTACCCGGTACACTCGCTGCCGTCTGGTACCTCAACGAAGGCGATATCGTACTTAAAGGTTCCGACCGTTGGGACAGTGCAGGCGAGGTTACAGGATCCTGTGCGCTTATGCGTTCAAACACCTCTAACCCAGCTGATCATGAATTCCGCGCTATTATTCGCAACGGCGCCGGCAATGATGTTCACGAAACCAGTTTCAACTTTAACCGTTCTTCGGATCTTTACATTCGTAAGGTCTTTAATACAAACCCGCAGAAGCTTGGCGCGTATGCATATGCCTCTGGAGATCGCAAGACCTATTTCCTAGGCCAATCGTATGATCAGATGGTTGCTACGACAATCACAGGATCGTCCAACGCTCATAACTTGGGTCTCCTCGCCGGCTTGAAGCTCGGTGGTGGCAGTACAGGTATGCAGGATCAGAACATGCCTTACCAAAACGGTAAGTCTGGCTGGTTTGTTTCGCAAGATATGGGAATTGCAGGAAACTTTAGCGTATCCGATAAACAAAAGCTTTTCCGTTTGGTTGGCCTTGAAGGTGGTACCTCGATTCAGAATCGTTTCAAGATTTCTATTGAAGATGTTAAGGCATCCAACAATGAGGACGTCAACCCATGGGGTAGCTTCTCAGTTGTCCTTCGCGGCTTACAAGATTCTGATAATGCAGTTCAGGTTGTTGAACGTTACACAAACTGTAACCTTAACCCCAACTCGGTTAACTATGTTTCCAAGAAAATTGGCGACTCCTACATGGATTGGGACGAAACCAACAGCCGTTACCGCGAATATGGAGATTTCCCCAACCGCTCGACTTACGTTCGTGTTGAGATGAACTCTGATGTTGAAAACGGTGCTACAGACCCACGGTTGCTTCCATTTGGTGTCATTGGCCACCCTCGCCCGATGTCATTTAGACTCATCGGTGATGCTGGATCCACAGATGGACATCTTAAGGCCCGCGCAGTTGCTGCCAGTGCCACAGCATACTCTGGTTCGGTCGCGAGCACAGCATATTTCTTAGCTCATAACGGTATTCCACACTCTTTGGTTACTGGTTCGGGCCATGCTAATAACTTAGTCAAGGTGTATGGTAACTTCACGGGTTCGGTCACTTTCCCCGGTCTCATGATGCGCTCGTCTTCTCTTGATGACGGCCTTTCCGATCAGACCAACGCATACTTCGGTGTTCGTACTTCCCGCTCTGGAAGCACACTGTATGACGAAAGTGTTGTAGACTTCCTGTTACCGATTGATGAAAGTTTCAAGTCAGCTTATGATTTTGATGATTCGAAGACAGAACCATCTTACCTATTCTCGCTCGATGACTTGTCCTACGATCCGTCGAAGGCGTGCGTCAACTGGGTTTCCGGTTCCCGCGCTAGCGGTGATTCCGTCACGGCCAACTCTTCGTCGGTCGTCGGAGACTACGGATACCAGTCGATTCTTGACTTGGGATATGACAGGTTTACAACAGTCTTCGCCGGCGGATTCGACGGTGTTGATATCCAAGAAATGGAGCCGTTCAACAACGCTCTGTTAGCAGACAAAGACGAATTCAGCAGCTACTCTTTCAACTCTATCAAGCGCGCACTCCGTGCCGTCGCTGACCCCGAGTTTGTAGAGATGAACTTGCTCGCATTACCCGGCATTACCAACACTGGCCTGACTAAGATGGCTACAGAGGTTTGTGAAGAGCGTGGAGATGCACTTGCAATTATCGACCTCACAGGAGACTATATTCCTAGAACAGAGTCGACAAATGCCATCTCTTCCAGAAGAGGCTCGGTTTCGACTGCAGTCAACGATCTCAAGGATAGGCGTATGAACACCAGTTACGGTGCGTGCTACTACCCATGGGTTCAGATTCGCGACTCAATTGATGGAGCATCCCTCTGGGCACCCCCATCAGTTGTTGCACTTGGTACACTCGCCTCTTCGGAGAGAGCATCCGAAGTCTGGTTCGCCCCTGCAGGATTCAACCGTGGCGGACTTTCTGATGGTGCCGCCGGCATCGCAGTCACAGGAGTGCGTCAACGTCTCTCCAAGAAAGACCGTGACCAGCTGTATGAACAGATGATTAACCCGATTGCAAAATTCCCCTCGGAAGGAATTGTAGTTTTCGGACAAAAGACGCTTCAAGCCCGCGCTTCCGCACTTGACCGCATCAATGTCCGACGCCTTATGATCTACCTCAAGAAAGAGGTATCCAGAAAGGCCACACAAGTTCTGTTTGACCAGAACGTGGAAGCCACATGGAATAGATTTAAGGCACTTGTTAACCCACTACTCGGAAGCGTCAAATCAAGATTCGGATTGACAGAATATCGCCTGATTCTTGATGAGACAACAACCACCCCAGACTTGATTGATCAGAACGTACTTTACGCCAAGATCTTACTCAAGCCTGCTAGAGCGATTGAGTACATTGCCATCGATTTCAACATCATGCCAACCGGTGCTTCTTTCGATGACTAAAAATAGGTAAAAAAACCTATAAATAAAATTTGATTACTATATAATGTAAAGGAGACATTGAAAAATGGGATTTTGGACTGAAAGCAAAGGTGCACTGGGACGCGACCCGAAAAGAGGGTTTAGGTTTACTGTGCAAATTACAAACATGGCGGGTAACGACCCGGCATCAGGTGGAGGTATTTTGTGGTACGCAAAGTCGGCAGATAAGCCTAACTTTGAAATCAGTACAACAGAACACATGTATCTAAATCACAAGTTTAACTACCCCGGCAGAACTAGCTGGTCTCCGGTAGCAATTAAACTTGTAGATCCAACAGACCCAGATATCGCAGCCTCCTTATCTGATATTATCAGTGCGGCCGGATACCACCCACCCTCTGACGTCAATGACCACACCTCCATGCAGAAGGCTCTTGCCACTGCTGCACTCGGCGATGTGATTATTACGCAGATTGATTCTGATGGTAACGCTCTGGAAAAATGGACGCTCTATAACGGCTGGATTTCTAAGGTTAACTATGGATCTCTGGATTATAGTTCTGATGATCTCACTGAGCTTGAACTCGAAATCGTTTATGATTGGGCTAGTCTTGAAACACCCAACACCGCAGGAAGCGCCTACGCAGGCACCGAAGCAGTTGGTGTTCCAGACAAGAAGAAGTTCTGGCAGACAGATGGTTCATCTGACCCCAACCCCGACGATGGTGGCGGGCCCGGGTTCGGTATTTAAATTTAAAGACATTATAACGAAAAGAGAGGTGATATTTGTCTAGAAACAATGAAGATAGGTTAACTCCCCAGTCGGGAGCTAACCAAGATGCAGCTACAGAGACTCCCCCTCCAACGATGAATACAACAGGAAACGAAGCATCCAATGATAGTGGTGCTTCATTTTCTTTTGTTACACCAACGGAGTTTGTGGAGATTCCATCAAGAGGGGAATTCTATCCCGAAGGGCACCCACTGCACGGTGTCGATACTGTTGAGATCCGACACATGACAGCAAAAGATGAGGACATTTTGACCTCTAAGACGCTTTTGAAAAAGGGTCTCGCTCTTGATCGAATGATTAAGAACCTAATGGTTGATAAACGAATCGATATTGATAGCTTGTTGATTGGAGACAAGAACGCAATTATTGTTTCAGCCAGAAAGAGTGGTTATGGTGCCGATTATGCAACAAACGTAAACTGTCCCAGTTGCGGCGCAACTAATCACACCGTGTTCGACTTAGAAGAGGTCGAACTAAATGACGTTACGATGTATGAAGAACTGCCCTCGGTACAAAGAGATGGAAATTACTTTAATATTGAGTTACCACGCAGTAACTGTACAGTAAAAGTAAGGTTGCTTACAGGAGTTGATGAACAAAGAATTCAAAGAAATCAACGAATGGCCAAAAAGAATGGAGTAAACACGGAGCCAACCCTTACGGGCCAGTTCAGAAACTTCATTATTGCGGTGAATGGAGACACAACACAGAGAACTATTACCTCCTTTATCGATAATATGCCCGCAGCAGATTCACGTTTCCTGCGATCTGTGTATAAATCGATTACACCTAACGTAGATATGAATATGTCCTTCGAATGTGATTCATGTATGTACGACTCTGTAATGGAGGTTCCGTTCACTGCGGACTTTTTTTGGCCTAAATGATGAATACATGGAACAAGTGTATGAATCATTCTTCTTCCTGAAATATAAAGGAGGCTGGAGCTTTACAGAAGCATACAGCTTACCGGTAGGACTTCGAAAGTGGTTTGTAGAAAGATTGATAAGACAGATAGAGGCTGAAAACAAAGCTTACGAAAGTGCAGCTAAAAGTAGATAATTTAGCCTCTCCCTTCACACCCACCCTCACATGTTTTTATTGATCTAATCTGCAACTTAAGGCCGGGAGGAAACTCCCGGCTTTATTTTTTTAAAATACTAATTATTAACGGCACCATGGAGAAACAGAGTACGAACATGTCAAAACTAAACGAAGATAAAGTAGAAAACAAGGTAGTAATCGACTTCGGTCAGCTTAGAGATCCAGACTTGAGAGAGAGTTTCTTAGCGGCTTTCGGAAGTATGGTTAAACGCTTATTGGGCTCTATTTTTGGAAACAGAAAGCCTATCGTAACAACAGTAAGGGGCGAGCCTAAAGAAATCCGCGCCTTTGCTCAAGCGTTGAAAGACGAAGGCCGGTATATATCGTACATACAAAAGCATGGCTTAGACCATCCCGCTACGCATAAGAATAAAGCAAAGCTTAAAGCCAGCGTAAAGAAATTTGAACGGGACACAGGTGTAACGTGGCCGTTTGAAGTATAGGGGGTAATGGGTTGTGGCAGACAATGAACTTTCAGCTCAGAGGTTAGCTCAATTATTTGAGGTAACTGTAAAAGAAGCGCAAAGAATGATCGATGCGCTCAATACAGCCAATCAGACCCAAGAGCAGATGATTGCTAGCGCACAAAAGCGCGTCACAGCACTGCAAAACGAAAACGCTCAACTTGATCGAGCAGTCCAAACGAGACAAGCGCTACAAAGCGTTGAAATGAGCATCGAAGGTCGACTCCGCAATCAGGCCGAGTCGGTCGAAATGCAACAAAAGGTACAAACGAACCTTGTCAAGATGAAACAACAAGAAATCGTCTTGGCAAATCAGCTTGGTGAGGATACCACAGAGTTACTGCAGCAATATGACAGGCTGCTAGAAACGCAGAAAGAAATCAATGCTCAACTCAACGCGCAAGCTTACATAAGTGAAAATTTAGTAGATGCCCAAAAGGACATCACCAACGCAGCATTAGAATTCGCCGGCATTACGTCCGACATGAATCTCACCGAAAAATTTCTTGGATTTGTTGGAGAAGCAGGAGATCTCAAATCCGCTTTCGATGCACTAGCCCAATCTATGGGGAACGCCGCATCAAAGGCTATGATTGTTAACGCGACAAGTAGAAAACTAAGTGAAGGCATCCTTGCTATTGGTGCAGAGATGGTTAGACAAGCTCTATCGCTTGACTCAGTAGAAGCCCAAACCCGACGAACGATGGGTGTTAACCGAGAGTATGCATCAAGCATTCGCGAAGTCTACCATGCCAATAAAATGAATGGTATCACTAGCGACATGGCCGCAGAGTCCTTCGGTGCTCTACACGGCCAAATGTCGCAGTTCTCACAATTGAACGCCGCACAGAGAACAGAGCTTACTACAACAGCCGCACAATTGTCCCAATTGGGCGTTTCTAATCAAGCATTTGCTGATGGTATGGATATGTCAACCCGCGCTCTCCGTATGACCGCTGATGAAGCGCGCAGAACACAGACAGATCTGGCTCGTTTTGCGGGAGACTTGGGAATTGCACCAGAAGTTATGGCTCGCGGCTTTGCCAACGCCGGCCCAGTGTTAGCAAAATTTGGAGACAACGCAACAGTTGCTTTTAAGAATGTAGCCAAGACTGCGAAGGAAACTGGTATCGAAATTGATAGAATCCTAGATTATACACAGCAGTTTGATACTTTTGAGGGCGCTGCAGAGCGTGTAGGCTCGCTTAACGCCATGCTTGGAGGGGATTTCATCAATGCCATGGACCTAATGGCTACAGAAGACCCTGCAGAGCGTATGAGGATGATTACGGATGCTGTACACTCAGCCGGAAAGAGCTTTGAAGAGTTGGGGTACTATGAAAAATTAGCACTTGCTGAAGCTGGTGGCTTCGCAGACGTTTCAGAACTGTCAAGAGCCATGTCAGGAGACTTTACTGATAACGCTACGGCAACTGCAGAAAATGCAATGTCTCAAGAAGAATTAGCTGAGATTAATAGGCAAAACTTGGACTTAATGCAGAAGATGCAAGCTATGATGGCCGGCCTCGCTCCAAGTATCATGAAAGTTGTTGATGCATTGAACATGATGATGATGCCGATCATGGCCTTCATTGAAAAATTCGGTTCCTTCGTCTTACCAGCGCTTATCCTTTGGAGAGCATGGATGGTCAAAGTACAGATCCAGCACATGTCCAATGTAAGAGCTATCGCAGCGCATGAAGCTGCAAAGATACGCGAGACTGCTGCAACAAATGTAGGCATCGGAACTAAAATACGAGATTGGGCCGCGTCAACCCGTCAAACTGTGGCAACTAAGGCCCAAATGGCTGCTGAAAAAGCTAGCGCACTTGCAACTAACATAGGCACAAGAGCAAGGGCAGCATATAATGCTGTTAGGTCAAAGGGTCTTCTTCTATCTATCAGAGAGCGCGCTGCCGCCATGGCCGAAATCGCTTGGAAGGGAATTCTCAAGGCTGGTGACATAGCCGGCGCCGCCGCAAAGGGAATTTATTCTGCAGCCAAGGCCGCATACACTTTTGTAACAGGATTGGCCACCGCCGCAACCGCCGCCTTTGGAGTCTCTTTGACTGTTGCCACTGGTGGTCTCATCTTACTCATTCCACTGATAATCGGTATTGTTGCGGGATTGATGAGAATGTGGAAGGCCGGCGGTGTCGCGAAAGGTATTGTTATTGCTTTGGGTGCGGCCTTCGTATTCTTGCTGGGCCCAATTGGTTGGGCCATCGCTGCAGTCGTATTAATGATCAAATATTGGGATCAGGTAAAAGCTGCAATGTGGTCTGTCTGGGAGGGCATCAAGACTGTTGGCAAGTGGATCTTCACTGCTCTAACATGGCCATTCACCATGGCTTGGAAAGCTATTAAAGCAGTATTCGGCTTCTTTATGGGCGACTCTCCCTCTCCCTTTGGCTTGTCTATGGTCGAGGGAATCAAGTCAGTTGGCCAAATGATAATTGATTTTCTTACGTGGCCCTATAGGATGGCTTGGAACATAATCACCGGTGTCTGGGACATGCTAGTAGAAAAACTCTCCGCTCCAGCAAGAATAATTAAAGAAAAAATGATTGGCGCCTTCACAGCTGTAAAAGACTTTGTTGTACAGAATTGGGAAACGATCAAATCCGTTATCCTTACTGCACTTGAGATTATCGCCCGAGCAATCTTGTTCACTTTTACTTTTGGAATGAGTGAAGTTGTTATTGCAATTGTTCAAAATTGGGAATCGATAAAAGCATTCTTTTCAAGCTTCTTTGATTGGGTTACAAGCAAGTTTACTGGTTTAAAAAAGGTTGGTGTAATTTTAAAGAAGGCTATTCTGTTCCCATTCAATTTTGTCATCAAGGCGATCAATAAAATGCTTTCGGGACTCGAAAGAATCTTCACGATCACAATCAGAGTACCTAGAATTCTCCCCGGCCCATCAAGATATAAGATTGGTCCACCAAACTTAGGCAGAATCCCAGAGTTAGCAAAAGGTACAGATGATCACCAAGGTGGCGCGGCTATCGTTGGTGAGCAGGGCCCAGAGTTGGTAAGTATGCCCCAAGGAACGTCTGTATCTCCAGCAGAGAAGACCAAGAATTTTGCTGAAAAACTCGAAATGGTTGCAACAACCACTAAAAAGATTGCCGGCGCGCTCGCTATTGCCGGCGTACCCGGTGCAGGAGCCGTCGCTGCAGTTGCCGGCGCCGCAGGTGGCAAACGCGGTTCAGGTGGAAGTGGACAGCCGACTACAATAAATATTACTTTGGAACTAGATAAGAGAGTACTGGCAAGACACATCGAGGAAGTTATGGTTGACAATCTCAACCCAGCTTCAGGATAAGGAGGGTAAAGTATGGGTTTTTTAGATAGATTAAATGACGTTAATGCAACGCGAGAAGCAATGTTCAATTCGGGCCACGGCACTGATGCTTCTGATCGCTATGCAAACTTAAATCAACTTTTTATTGAATTTTATCATGTTCCGACCAACAAGAGCGTTGCGTTTAAGGCATATATTACAGAATGGTCTGACAAATTTGATTCAAGATATAAATCAGAAGATGTGTACGGAAGAAATGACCCAATCCATACCTTCCAAGGCACCAGCCGAGAAATCTCTCTTTCATGGGAAGTTGTTGCCGCATCTGCCGGCGAAGCGCAAACAAACTTAGCCAGAACCTCAATGTTAGCACAATTTTTATATCCGTCTTATAATGTAGAGCAGTTCAATTTTGGTGGAGAGAGTTTACATGTCGGAACAATGACAAAAGCTCCACTTATTAAAGTTAGGTTTGCAAATCTTATTGTGGATGCATGGGGTGGCACTGTGTCCTCAGTCAATGCTAGGAACGGCGGTCTATTGTGTGCTATGACAGGATTAAATATCGGCGCTGACTTTGATGCAGGCGTTATTGATGGCACCGGCCTTTCAACGCCAAAAGTTATAACACTCAGCACAACTCTAAAGGTGATTCACCAGCATGGCCTCGGGTGGGATGGATCTTCATGGATGGGCAACAGCCAAGGCGCTAGCGGATTCCCTTACTTGGCTTTTGGCGACGGCAGCGCACCACCAGATCAGATTGAAGATCGATATGGCGGCACTAGTGATATAACCGCCGGCTCCGATGTTGGGGGCGATTACTACGGAGGTACTGGTGGAGACAGAGTACCGCTCGATGACAGTTCAACACCATAGGAGATAGAAGATGAGTAGATATCATGGTCGACGCCAAAGTAG